GGCAACTTCTTCATTTTCGCAAATCAAATGTGCGGGGTGACACAGTTCGTGTCGTTCCGTATGCCATAAAAAATCGAGTAAAAGTAAGTGGTCCTTATTCGGTGCAAGTCTTGTTCCGCGTCCTACCATTTGACTGTACAAACTGCGTACTTTTGTAGGTCTTAATATGACAACGCAATCCACATCGGGACAATCCCAACCCTCTGTCAAAAGCATTGAATTGCACAACACATTATACTTATTGTTTTCAAAATCATTTAATATTTCTGCTCTTTCTTTGCTTTCGCCGTTTACTTCCGCCGCTTTAAAACCTTTTTCGTTCAGAATATCTCTAAACTTTTTACTCGTCTTTACAAGTGGCAGAAATACAACCGTTTTTCTGTTTTTGCAGTGTTTTGTCATCTCATCGGCTATCTGATACAAATACGGATCAAGTGCCGTACTTAAATCGCTTGATTTAAAGTCGCCCGCCTGTGTTCCCACTCCTGTTAGGTCAAGCTTTAACGGAATTGTCAGAGCCTTTATTGGACTTAAATATCCCTCTTTAATAGCTTTAGGAAGTGTATACTCATATGCAAGGCTTTCAAAAACCTGTCCGAGATTTTTCATATCGCCCCTGTCGGGTGTTGCAGTGACTCCAAGCACCTTTGCCTCTGAAAAGTGGTCTAATACACGTCTGTAACTGTCTGATATGCAGTGATGTGCCTCGTCTATGATGATTGTATCGAAATAATCGCTTTGGAACTGATTTAAACGTTTTTCACGCATAAGTGTTTGTACCGAACCTACAACAACTCTGTACCAACTGCCGATACAACTTTCTTCTGCTTTTTCCGTTGCACAGCCTAAACCTGTTGTTTTCATAATCTTGTCTGCCGCTTGTTCCAAAAGCTCACCTCTGTGTGCAAGTATCAGCACTCGCTGACCGTTTCTCACACATTCTTCTGTTATTTTTGCAAATACTATTGTCTTTCCGCAACCTGTCGGAAGAACAAGCAATGTTTTATTACAGCCGTTCTCCCATTCACGGAAAACGGCTGATTTAGCTTCATTTTGATATGGTCTTAATTCCATTTATTACACCGCCTTAAAAACTTCCCGGAGTAAATGACGACGCAGGTGATTGCGTTGGTTCGGCTTGTGTTCCTGTCGGCTCATAGAATTTTTTGATTTCATTGGATTTTAAGACTTCACCTGTTTTAGTGCTTGTATATTCATGTATACCGATTTTACATCTGCCTGTTGCTCCGACAACCGCACTCCAATTCATACGGCACTTTTCGCCATGCTTTCTCTGTCCTATTGCGGTAAAAAATGCACAAAGCATTCCCTCTGTTTTTGTATGTAAAAACAGGTTGTGTTTAATCGTACCTTGGTTACCTTTGCCGTCCGCAACGTTTAATGTTATAATCGCTTTATTGCACGGCGGAAGTTTAGCACTTCCTTGATGTCTGCCACGCTCAAAGCCTGTTACCGTAAAATTATAATCACCGTCGGGCAATATTTGAAACTCATTGTCGTTTTCTATTTCATCATCCCAACCAAATTCTCTTTCTTCTGCCATTATTCGTTACCTCCTTGAAATACATTCTCATTTCTCATTTTCTTTATAATCTCAAATACTTGATTCCATGCTCCTACCAATACACCGTTGATAAAATCAGCGTCGTAATTTTCTATCGGTGTATCTTCGGGATAATATCCTTTATACGCAACTGCCTGTCTGATTTCTGCGTCTGTTACCTTATTAATCTGCATTAAATCCGACAATGCTTTCGGTATATTTCCGTTCGGCATATCAAACGATTGTGCCGGTGTATCAAATTCTTTTCTTTCGTCTGATACGTTGTTGTCAATCGGCGGTGCAGGCGGTGCAACTGTCGTTTTTTGTGGTGGTGTGACTACCTGTGAAACAGTCGGCTCTATATGTGGTGCGACTGTCGGTGTAACCGCTTGTGTCGGTGCATTATCTTTAAAACAATGTGCAATTCGTTCATATTCAAACGGCATTTCGTCCGGAAGATTATGACGGTTCTTTGCGTCCCAACAAGGGTGGTGTGTGGTGTACATTGTTCTTGTACCGCCCTGTGCCTTATGTTTTGTTCCTTTGTCATCTGTCGCAACCGAAAATGTTTTATAATTGACAAATAAAATCATATCCGCCCACTCTTTCAAAATAGGTGAAATCTGCGAACTTGTTTTTTTGCCGAGTTTCAACTCCCAACGGTCATATGCTCCCATTTCGTCCGGCTGTTCAAATTTGCGCAACTGTGCATGAGCCGTCAAAACTACATTGATACCCAATTCAATCAATTCATCAAGTGAATTTAAAAATCTGCCTATTTCCTCTAATTCGTAAACATATCCCGAACCGTATCCGAAATCCTCAATACTTTTTTTGTTATTATCTGCGCATATCTTTGCAATACAAAGTCTTTCCGCCCAATCAAATGTATCTATAATGTATGTTTTGCATACAGTCGGATTTGCTTTGACATATGCTACTTCCTCTTTTAGCAATGTCCAAGAGGTAGGCTTAGGCAAACGTCTTACGTCCATATGTTTTGTACTGCCCTCTGTATCCGAAAACAGAGGACTTGGGAACTTCGACGCAAACGTTGATTTGCCTATTCCCTCAGGGCCGTATATGATTACTTTTTGTGCCGATTCGATTTTTCCGCTTGTAATATCCATTAAAATTCTCCCTCTTTCCAAGTTTTTGTCGCATTAGGTGTTGCTGTGCTTGATTCGCTTGAATATCCGTCCTCAATGATGATACTGCATTCTTCACCTGTACTTACTCTTGTGGCTATTGCCTGCAATCCCTCTTTTTCAAGCCATTCACCGAACTCTTTTAATGTGTCGGTATCCATTTGCTCCAACTTATCAAGAAGTACAAAACCACAATTGGGATTGAGCTTTCTGACAATAGCCGTTGATACTTTCATCTGCTCCGCACCGCTCATGTTATCCCACTTAAAGCCTTTGTATGTAAGCTCGCCGTCCTCAACCGACAGTCCATCAAGTGGCAGATTTGCATTCTTCAATAAATTCGTTTTTTCTGTACGAACGTTACTAATAGCTGTGGTAAGCTCGTCATACTTGTCCTTGTATTCTTTCGCTTCTTCTTCGGCTTTGTCTTTATCCATATTGGCACGAACTTTAATGTTTATCTGCTCAATGTTCTTGATGTTCTGTTCAAGTTCTTCGGTTGATTCGTCGTGCAAATCAAGTGCCGATTTTTGTGCAATTTCAAGATCCGAAAGTACAACATCAAGTTGTGATTGAAGATTTGTAATCTGTGCTTTTAGTTCTTCGGAACGTTTTAAAAGTGATTGTGCCTTTTCACGTTTACGTTGGTTTTCGCCGTTTTTTGCAAGTATTTCCTGTTGCTTTAGGATAAGTTCCGAGATTGAAATAAGTTCTTTCGGTGCTTCGGGATAATCGACTATTTCTTCCGCAAACTTCTTCTTTTGGTCTGCTATTCTTCCGATTGCGGTACGTTCGTTGTAAAGTTGTTTTTCTCTGTTTTCAATTTCATATAACTGCGCTCCGACACCGATTACTTGAAGCAGTATCTCGGCTTTTTCCTTTGATGTGCCTTGCATAAATTTCGGCAAGTCCAGTGCAAATTGTTCAATAAACTCATTCAAAAGCTGTTGACCGCCTTTGTTACCGTTCGGATCTATTACTTTCAATGCACTGTTCTTGCCCTTGCGCTCCACAATTAAACCGTTTGACAATTCAATATGAAGAATAGGCGGAATGACCGAACCGTCACGCTGTGGTTGTGACGGACGATATTTGTCACCGCCCAACGCCCACGCTATACTGTCTATGACAGAAGTTTTACCCTGTCCGTTCTTTCCTCCGATAACCGTTAAACCATTCTGTGCCGGCTCAAGTTTTACCGCCTTTATTCGCTTGACATTTTCAAGCTGTAATTCATTTATCTTTATCATTGATTTTCGTTCCTTTCTGTGGTATAATGTTGACATAGATTAATAATCTATGTGTTTTTGTTATTTGACCGTTATTGAGTTGCCGCTCTGACGGTCATTTTTATTGCGACTAAGTATCATCGCATTTACGAAAACACCTACCAAATGCTTTTCATTCGGTGTTAAATCACTATACAATTTCAGTATTTCCGCCGTTTTCTCATCTGCCACACTTCTCACCTCCTAATTCTGATATTTTATAGGTTGTCTGTATGCTAAAACTATTCCCCAAGATAATCCGTAACTGTACGGATACTGCAATACCTCTTTGAATAGGTCATACCACGCTTTTTTCTTTTCGTATGCGTCGGCTTCTTCTTCCGTAAGTCCGTCGCGTTCATCGTCGCATACTGCGTCATCATCATCTATGCACGCCCAATCATCGTCGATACAGGCGAAGTCGTCATCACGACAAGCAAAGTCCTCGTCTATGCACGCCCAATCGTCAAATTTGTATTTCGTCATAGCCGTTTAATTATCTCCACTGATAATCTTCGCAACACTCATTTCAAGCGGGTGCTTTGACTTGATACGATTTGTTATGCCGTATCCTTTTGCTATGTATGCCTTAACCGACTTGTTGTCATCGGCGTTTAAAACCACTACATCATCTCTGCCCGTCATTACTACATATTTGTTCATTTGAAAATATTCCTTTCACCGTTATTTTCTGTTTTGCGTGTCCTCTGCACTCCTTGGCGAATGCGTTAATCATCGGAAATACTTCTCTGTGGAAATATTCTTCCGTTTTCTCATTCTCTGTTTTTGGTTTTCTTTTTAGCATTTTTTATGTCCCTTTCTGCCAATTTCCAACTTATGATTAGTCCCACACCGAAACTAATCAGTGCAATTCCTATTGTGTTCATTTGTTTTCCTCATTTCTCTTACCTCACAGGCACACAGGAACTGTCCGCAAAAGGATTAAAACTCTTAGGGAAAGTCTGGCTATTTTACGGATAACACGCGGACAGCCCTTGTCTGCCTGTGAGATTTAATTGTTATGCCGATAAACCTAATTTTTTTAGTTTATCTCTGCGTTTTTCGAGTTCTGCAACATCAATGCCCCATACCTCATATGCAACTTCGGTGTTGATTGTATATAGCTGAGATGTCTTGACATTTTGCTTTATCTGCTCTTCCTGTACAGCTTTCTTGTACTTTGTCAGCGTTGCAGAGCCTAAACCACCGAACAGTTCCTTGATTTCCTCGTTGCCGATTTCGTGGTATCGGTAATATATGTACAATGCCGTATCAATGTCAGCTATTCTCTTTACTTTCATTGTTTTTCACCTACTTTCTATATATCAAGCAATCTGCTCCTGTTCCATTATCGGAAGTATACCCTCGTTCTTTAACAATGCATAAATAAATAATCTGCCTTTTTGTGTCCAATATGTATTTACTTTAGAATGTTGCTTGCCGTCATTTCCGTTTACAGTATGCGTCTTTGTACTTGTATAACCTTTTTCAGCATATTCCTTATACAATAGCCATATCCCGCCTTGCTTAAACTGTATCTTGTGTTCTTTTAAGAAATTGTTTAACCATTTTGCCGACTTACCGTAATCCTTTGCTATTACAGTGACAGATAATAAATCGGGACAATTTAAAACTAAATCATAATATGATGCCTTTGGTTGAAGTTCCATAATCTGCTGTTCTTGAACTTTAACAGTGGTGTTTAGTTTCTTATTTTTCTCTCGCTCCAATTTTAATGCCGTAAACGCTTGTATAGCTAAATCGGGATTATCCAACAATTCGTCGGTTGCATACATTCCCGTTTTGCGTATTGCCGGTAATACATCAGCCGTAACCCAATGCTTAAACTTCTTCGCATTCGGCATTTTGCTTGATAGAATAAGGCTGTAAAGACCTGATTCATTAATCATTGTCAAATCTTGTTTTCCTCCAAGGGTGTCACATTTCGTTACCCCCTTATCTTCTTCATCAATATGGTCTATAA